AAACTACTTGGTTTGGATGCTGCCTTGAAAACAGAAACAACTGTTAATATGTCTATGACTCATGAAGAAGCACTAGACATCTTAGATAAAGAAACAGAATAACTTTAATACAAAATGCTATCACAAAAAGAAATACAAATACGAAAAAAACTGCGAGATGATTTTGACTATTATTCACCTCGTTGTCTAAAGATCACCACTAAATCTGGTGACTTTGTACCATTTCGTATGAATAAAGCACAAAAGTATGTTCATTCTAAACTAGAAGAACAACTGCAAAATACTGGTAAAGTGCGTGCTATTGTTCTAAAAGGTAGACAGCAAGGCATGAGTACTTACATTCAAGCAAGATACTTATGGAAAACCACTCATAGAAAAGGTGTGAAAGCATTTATTTTAACTCATGCTGCATCTGCTACTGCATCACTTTATAGTATGACTAAAAGATACTATAATAACTTACCAGATTTAGTCAAACCAGAAATATCTAAGAACAATGCTGCTGAACTAGATTTTAAACATCTTGATTCTGGTTACCGTGTATCAACCGCTGGTTCATCTGGTGTTGGTCGTGGTTCTACATTACATTATCTTCATGCATCTGAAGTTGCCTATTGGGTAAATGGAGAAGAACATATTACTGGTGTTCTACAAGCCATTGCCGATGTTCCTGGTACTGAAATCATACTTGAATCCACTGCTGCTGGCCCATCTGGTCTTTTCTATAAAATGTGTATGGATGCTTATGCAAACAAAGGTGAGTTTGAGTTAATCTTTGTACCTTGGTTTTGGCAAGATGAATATCGTATGCCTGTTCCAGAAGGTTTTGAGATCACACCTGAAGAACAAACATACATGGATGATAATGATCTTGAACTAGAACAGATTGTTTGGCGTCGTAATAAGATCAATACATTTATTCGTGGTATTGCTGACTTCCGTCGTGAATATCCTGCTAATATAGAAGAAGCATTTACAGCAGAATCAGAAAATGCATTATGGACTCGTAAAGATTTTGTTAACATATCACAAGCAAGATTTGATTTACTAAAAGAGGAAGCAGAGTATGTTGATACAGTGATTGCATTTGACCCTGCTGGCACTAGTAAAGAATCTAGTGACGAATCTGGTGTGATTGTTGCTTCATTGATTGATGATAAAGTTTATGTCTTTAAAGATGCTTCAGGTAGATATAGACCAGATGAAGTTGTAACTTCTATTACAAATCTGTATAATCAATATGAAGCAGATAGATTAACAATAGAGACTAACTTCGGCGGTGACTGGGTTCCATCTACATTTGAAAGTGAAGATCCTAATATAGTCATTCATAAAGTACATGCAAGAAAAGGTAAAAAGTTAAGAGCAGAACCAGTTGCACATGCGTATAGACAAGGTAGAGTTATTCATGTTGGTGACTTATCTACACTAGAGGATGAACTTACAACCTGGAATCCATATGATCCTAAAATGAGATCACCTAACAGATTGGATGCTGTAGTATATGCTGTTACTGATCTACTGAACATAGCCGCCAAGTCCGAGACACCGATTGTATGGAGTGTCGGTTAAATATAAATAATACATATTCTACATAAAGGAATCAACAATGGCATCATTTTTCGATAGACTTTTTACAAGTTCAACACCTCCACAAGAAGTTGTAGATGAAGTCAAGAGTTTTGATCTAAGTAATATTACAAATGCAAGTGATCTTGCTACTCTTTTGGATATTGGATCTACAACAAATAGTCTAGGTGACTTTGACTATGAAAAGAACTTGCGTCAAGCATACTTAAACAATGTTATCAGTTTCTACTGTCTAAACCTAATCACATCGGTTGCTATTCAACCGAGATGGGAACTATATGTCAATGATGCTGAAGTAGTTGATGAACGATCTGCTGGTGATGCTATTGGTATCTACCGTTTTATGCAAAGACCATCATGGGATGTAAGTCTAAACGAGTTTATTAAACAATATCTAACATACTTTTATCTTGCTGGTGAAGTCTTTGTTTATAGACTTCCTAATAACAATGCTATTCGTCGTGGTAATGGCAAGTTTCTATTGATTGAGCCAAGTAATGTTACCATTAACAAAAATGAGTACATTATTCGTGTCGATGATGACTCTGCACCTATTACAGTACCTAAACAAAATCGTGATGGTACAAGAGATATTTTACATGTTAGACAATGGCATCCATCAAGTAAAAGAGGTATGTCACATTTAACACCTGCATGGCTTGCTATTTCAAACTACAATAAAGCACAACAATGGAACCATGCTGTTCTATCTAATAGTGCTAAACTTAGTTTGATTGCAGTTCTTAAAACTGTAACTGCACAAGCAGCAAAAGGTGGTACTCTTACTAAAGAACAGATGAATGAGATTAACAGAGACTTAACTAAGTTTACTACTGGTAATAGCCGTGGTAAACCTTTTGTTGTATCTGGTGATTGGGACTTTAAAGAACTTGGTTTAAATCAACAAGAACTAGAGTTTATTTCTGGTATGGAGCACATGGCAAGAAACATTGCCCTTGCATATGGTGTTGATCCTGTTCTACTATCACTTCCTGGTGACTCTACTTATAATAATAAGAAAGAGGCAGTATCAAGTCTATTTAAGTTAACAGTACTTCCACAACTACAAGCACTTATCGGCGAGTTTAGTTACTGGATGAAAGAAGTAATACCTGGTGATTGGGAGATTAGACTTAACTACGATGATATTCCTGCTTTAGCAACAGAAAGAGCATTGCTATGGGATCAACAAACCAAGGCAAGTGACATTCTAACTGTCAATGAGCGAAGAGCACTACTTGGATATGAACCCATAGTAGGCGGCGATGTATTATCATCTAACACTTCTATTATAAATAACTCAAGTAATCAAACACAAGGGCAAACAAATGAATAAAATAAAGCAGGACCCTGGCGCAAAGCCATTATTTGGCGACACCTTTAAGGTAAAGCTTTTTGATTCACGAGAGTTGAATCAGTTAAAGACGGGTGCTACAACACTTCTTTCTAAAAGTGATTATTATGATGACAATGATGAAGATAACAAAGAAGATAAAGGTTATCTAGCAGGATATTTTAGCACCTTTAATAATAAAGATCGTGTTGGTGACATCATTCGTGCTGGTGCATTTACCAAAACATTAAAAGAGCGTAAACCAAAAGTACTTTATTACCATGATCCAACAAGACCTATTGGTGTTGTAGTTGATGCATGGGAAGATCAAAAAGGTCTATTTGGTGTTATTAAACTAAATACCGATACACAACTAGGTATGGAAACTTACAACCTTTACAAGTCTGGTGCAATGGATAGTTTCTCCATTGGTTTCCAACTAGAAAAATATGAAGTTATTACTGATAAAGTGACTGGTTATAAGTCATTTGATATTAAAGAAGTAAAACTTATGGAAGTATCTGCTGTTACATTCCCTGCGAATGAAATGGCTGTAGTAACTGCAGTAAAAGAGCACTATGATGAACTAGCAGTTATAAATAATAAGCAAGTCACCAATGCGATTGCAACAAGCGATAGTATTGATGATCTTATTGAAGCTTTGACACTTGCAAAGCAAACTCCTGTTACTGATGATGAGGTTGCCAACTTCTTCTTTAGTGATTTGGAGGTCAAGTCGGAAGAGAACTTGGGCGAGTTAGCTGACCACTTGATGAACTTGGAAGTCGTCTCAAAATCAGATGAGCCGGTCGATGTTGATCACTCATTCATAGAACTTTTTATAGAAACTAAATAAGGATAAAAACAACAATGGATAACAACATCGAAAAGGCAAAGAACCTTATTCGTGAAGTAAACAAAGAGTTTGCTAACGAGTATGTTCCAAGACTAGAAGCAATCGAAAAAGCTGCTGCAAAGAATGAGTCTGTTGCAGAACTAGCACACACCATTTCTAAAATGGACGAGAACCTAAACAGACTACAAAGAGAACTTGATGAAGCAAATGCTGTTATCAAAGCTTCTTCTTTCACTCACGGTTCTGACAAAGAAGACAGACTTGAAAAGTCATACAACGAAGTCTTCCTTAAGCAGGTTCGCGGTGCTCGTCTTTCTGATTCTGAACTTGCTCTTGCAGCTGAATACACTAAGGCATTTGCATCATCTGGTGGTACTGGTACCAACGGTGGTCTAACTGTTCCAAAAGGTTATGCAGACATGATCCAGGCTCAGGTAGAACGCAAGGTTCCACACATTGGTATGGCAGACTTCAGAACTGTTTCAACTGGTGAATCACAGTGGCTCATCCAGTCAACAGTTTCAGCTGCTGCTGTAACTAATGAAACAACTGCTTCTGCAAACACTACAACTGCTTCTATCCCAGAAGTTCTAATCCGTGCTTATGACGTATCCGCTGAGCCATGGATCACCCGTGAACTTCTAGAAGACTCAGCAGTTGACATGGAAACATTCCTTATGAATGATATTTCCAACGCAATCGCTGATACTTTTGGTGACAAGCTCATCAACGGTTCAGGAACTGGTGAACCACTTGGTATTCTTACCTCTGGTGCTTCTGCTCAAACCAATATCTACAATGTTATTGAACTTGACGCTGCTGCTCCATCAGGTAACACAATCCCAGCTGGTACCTTCTCCCTTGACGACCTCTATGATGTCAAGTATGACCTAAATCCACGCTATGTAGTTCCAGGACAAATGGCATGGACCCTAGGTAATGCTGCTATCAAGCAAATGAGAAAGTTCAAGGACAATGAAGGTCAGTACCTATGGCAGCCATCACACCAGATCGGTCAGCCTGCACTATTTGACGGTGACCCAGTGCTTTACACACCATATATGCCAGCACTAACTGCTAACGCAGACATCGATGTTGCTGTATATGGTAACTTCAGACTAGGTCTTGGTGTAGTCAAGCATGCTCTTGGTGACTTCATTCTCCGTGATGAATACACTAACAAGAAGTATGTTAAGTTCTACATGAAGCAGCGTTGGGGTGCTGGTGTTACTGACGGCCGTGCACTTCGTATCCTAAGAACTGCATCTGCTGGTGTATAATCAGTAACACAGACTTAAACTTAAGGAAGGAGGATCGAAAGGTCCTCCTTTTTTATTTGCAAACCATCTTTTTTGTTGACATTTTCTAAAGAAGTTATATAAATAGAAACATAAGGAACATCAACAAAGGAGAGAAACAGATGTTTAAATCAATCGTGCTATCAATGATTCTAGCACTATCACTAACAGTTCAAGCAAAAGCAGATAATAGTGCAATACTTAAGATCTTTTCACCTGAACTTGCACAATATGATAGACATACTGAACTATTTAAAGAATGCGGTATGTCAATGAGCCCAAGATTTAAAGCAAGATTTAATGAGATTGTAGATCATACAGAAGGTAGAATGAACCAAAAACTTGCAACAATGTTGCTTATGCAAGGTCAATCAATAGAAGATTTTACATATGAAACTGTTAGTAGATCATTTACTGCTGAGATTTATCGTGTAGTAAAACAGAAAAATGAAGACATGTGTGTAGTTTTAGAA